GACCGCAAGAAGGCTAACAATGTTAGGGCGCAGTACAAGCCCTTCCTTGATTATGTTAGTAGGATGTGCAGACTCAAAGGTAATGACCCCTACCCTGTATCGGAGATGGCTCGAGTGTTTACACCTTTGGGGAGTATGGGTATCGAGTTAAACAATCGTGGCTACGATAAGTGGACTGATGTAATCAAGAATCTATTTACCCTGATGAAGTCAGAGGGTGAGGAGCAACATGAGTCCTACTACAAGGCTTTACTGCTACTAGCGAAGTCGTATGGCAATCATAAATACCATGAACCCGAGGGCTATGTGGTGACGGAGAAGAAGATCAAGGTAGCCCTTGACGATTTGATTGTGGGATTCCACCGAGATGAAGTGCTTGTGCAGAAGGAAGTGCCTATGGGTGTGGCAAAGCGAGATAGCAATGGCAAATACTTTAGAGACGGATGGCGCAGATTGCATGAGGCATAACAATGTTAGGCGATTCCGAATTATTTTATTTTCTAGGCAGAATACTTGATCTGTCTAACATTATGTGTTATAATATAGTATATATTAAATAATAAGTGTTAAAGTTTTCAACCCCCCTAACAATGTTAGGGCTAACGCAGTAGATGTAATCATAACAACAGGAGAAACAAAGCATGGCTGAAATCAATTTCGGTAAAACAGTAACACTAGCACAAGCATCAAACATCATTCTTTCCACACCAATGAATCGCTACTTTTTGCGTGGTGAGCCAGGAATTGGTAAATCGTCTCTACTTAAGTCGCTATCAGCAAAGCTCCCCGACCATGAAGTGTCCTATATAGATGTGCCTAACATGGACTTGGGCGATATCGCTATGCCCGTTATTGATCGGGAGACCAAGACTACTGCCTACTACCCTAACAGTAGATTCAAATTGCATCTGGGTAAACCCGTCATAACAATGTTAGATGAGTACACGAAGGGCGCAGACCCAATTAAGAACATGTTGCACCCTATGCTCGAGGTGGCTAACCCAAGGCTAGGTGATATCTCATTGCATCCCGAGTCTATTACTTTTCTGACAGGCAACCTTAGTTCAGACGGAGTAGGCGACTCGCTAAAGGCTCATAGCATGAATCGTATTATTCCGCTACATGTAAGAAAGCCTGATGCTGAGGAGTGGATGGCATGGGCAATCGAGAATGATATTGCGCCTGAGATTATTGCGTGGGTAAGACAATTCCCTCATGCAATGGCTAGCTACCTAGATGATGGTCAAGCAGACAACCCCTATATCTTCAACCCAAAGAAGATGCAGATGGCATTCGTATCGCCTCGTTCCCTCGAGAGAGTATCTAACATTGTTAGGGTGCGGTCACAACTAGATGCAGATAGCTTGATATGTGCAATGAGTGGTGCGGTGGGTGAAGCGGCTTCTAGGGATATGCAAGCATACATAGAGTTCTCAGACCAGCTTCCTACATGGGAGTCGGTGATTGCTAATCCTAAGACTGCCTTAGTTCCCGAGAGTGCAGGCGCATGTGCAATCGTTGTGTTCGGTGCTATCAGCAAGATGGATAAGCAGAGCATGCCTAAGTTCATGGAATACATCGAGCGATTCCAAGCCGAGTGGCAAGCATGCTTTGCTATCAACATTGCTAAGTCACCAAGCAAGCAGTCTATTGCATTCTCTAGTAGCAAGTTCGCTGATTGGGTTCAGAAGAACGAGGACTTACTGTAATGGTAAGGGGCAGACCGAAGAAGCCACCACTCGCAGAGGTAGATCGCATTAGCAAAGAACGAGTAAGGCAGATACAAGAGCGGGCGCTAGGTAAGTTGCGTAAGAAGATGTATGCGCTCGGATATAAAGCAGAAGATTTTTTTGATACAACGAAACAAAGGGGCTAACAATGTTAGGTGATACTCAAGTAGTAAAAGACAAAGAAGAACGCAGATTGAGCAAGGTTAAGATTTCAATCATGCGTAATCCTAGATTCGCATTATGGTCAGGCTTGATGACTGTCGGTAGAACAAGCGTAGATGACAACATCCCAACCGCATGCACTAATGGTAGAGATGAACGCTATGGTCGTGAGTTTGTTAAGACTCTAGATGACAAAGAGTTGGCATTCGTAGTGTTGCACGAAACATTGCACAAGGCTTATCGTCATCTCTTTACATGGCGCAGACTTAATGATGAGAACCCTCATCTTGCAAACCTAGCGTGTGACTATGTAATCAACCTTCAACTAAAGGATATGGACAAGGATGAATTACTAATCGCCATGCCTCAGCGTAATGGTAAGGCGATAGGTGCAGTCGATGAACGATTCCGTGGCATGAACGCTAAGCAAGTATTCGACATACTTAAGGATGAGGAGGAAGAAGGTGGTGGTGGTGGTGGTGGTGAAGGCTTTGATGACCATGATTGGGAAGGTGCGAAAGCATTGAGCGAAGAAGGCAAGAAAGAGCTAGAGCGTGATATAGATCAGGCTATTCGCCAAGGTGTAATTGCTCATCAAAAACTTGCAGGGGCAGGAGGCGGTGGGCTATCCCGAGAGTTGCAAGAGTTGCTTGAACCCAAGGTGGATTGGAGAGAGTTGCTCAAGGAGTTTGTTCGCTCTACATGTAATGCGAAAGACACAAGTTCGTGGCGCAGAGTTAATCGTCGCTATCTAGGTCACGATATCTATATGCCTACTCTAATAGGTGAGCGTGTAGGGCATCTTGTAATTGGCATTGATACGAGTGGCTCAGTAGGTGGTAAGGAATTGGCGGAGTTCTTATCCGAGGTGCAAGGCATTGCTAAAGATGTTCACCCTGATAAGGTAGACCTTATCTATTGGGATGGGCATGTTGCAGGGCATGAGGAGTATGGCTCTTCCCAAGTGGATAACATTGTTAGCTCTACCAAACCTGCGGGCGGTGGGGGTACTGACCCTACTTGCGTAATGCGTTACTTGAAAGAGAAGGTGATTAAGCCCGAGGCAATCATCATGTTGACGGACGGCTACATAGGAGACTGGGGCGATGAATGGGAAGCACCTATTTTGTGGACTATTGTCGGAGGTAATAAATCATATGCCCCCGTCGGTAAAACAATTCATGTTAAGGACTAATCATATGAGCAAAGTAATTGTAAATATTGGTTGGGGTAGTGACTTTGTAATGGACGCTGACAAAGCCCTAACATTGTTAGACCTACTCAAAGATGCAGAGAAGTACCAAGACAAGTATCAAAAGGGTGGGAATACATTTCACATATTCCCCCAAGAAAAAGAGATAGCTACTCTTAGAGTATTAAGTACCAGTATGTATAACTTAGCGAAGTTGGCTGGCAAACCCGAGGAGAATTGATATGAGTATATCCAGTAGCGCAGTATTAGTAGAACTAAACATTAGTGTTTGGACTGCTAACAAGTTGGACAAGGGTGCAACCGATAGTGTGCTTGTAAGTAATAGTGCAAGTAGCGGTTCAGCACAAGTACGTAAGAATCTAATGGCAGGAACGGACAAGCGTAAGAAGATAGCTGACTACGCTGCTAGGGCTAGGCTCTACCACAATCAGACTACGCTGTCGTGGTCAGACAAAGGTGCTAGGTTACTACCCACAAGCCTGTTCATGGACTACAAGTCAAACATGAATGTGTATCAGAGCAACATGAAAACCATGATCGAGGATTTCTATGCAAACTATGCAGACCTGATCGACTTATCGAAACATCACATGGGTGCGTTGTTCAATCCCTATGACTATCCTGATATGGATACGCTTAGGTCTAAGTTTGGATTTCGATTGGTATTCTCTCCGTTGCCTGAGGGTGGTGACTTCCGTCTCGACATTCCCAAAGCGGACATGGATGAATTGGGTGAGCAGTATGAGTCAGCGTTTAATGACAGGCTCAAGGATGCCATGCGTGAACCATGGGAGAAGTTGCATAAGAACCTTGTGCATATCTCAGAAAAGCTAACCGACATAGAGGGCGATGACGATAGCAAAAAGCGGTATCACGATACCCTGATTACCAATGCGCAAGAGTTGTGCGGACTGCTTACGCACTTAAACATAACGAAAGACCCAATGCTTGAGAATGCCCGTCGTTCCCTCGAGCTAACAATGTTAGGTGTTGATATCGAGGACATTAAAGAACATGCGGAAGTTCGGCAGTCTGTTAAGTCTAAGGTCGATGACATTCTTAAGAAGTTCGATTGGTAAGGAGGACTTATGTTTAGTTTGCTAATCACAATACTTGCCCTTACGGGGGCAGTTACTTGGATTTTTATTTTATATGTTTTAGTTAATATTTATTTAACAGAAGGAAAGTAATCAGATGACATACGAGAATATCAAATTAAAAAAGCATGACAAGTTTGGAGAGGGTGAGAAGGAATCAATTATTGACCCGTTCCTCAAAAGCTTTATAGAGAAGCTAGCACTCAAGTATCCACAATGGACATTCGAGGAAGAGCATTGCAATAACAAACACGACACTAAGACTTACGAAGCGTATCGTTTTAAGGTTTTGGATAAGAGAGAAGTGTTAGGCACAATCGACAAAGAGTATATCCATGGCGGTGGTGGGTGGCGGTATTGCGTAGACAACGATCGTATCAATGGTGTGCGAGAGCGTGGTCGTGGTATGAAAACAATCCATGAAGATAAAGCCCTCAAGCATGTAGGTAAGTTCTTTGGTAAGAAGAATATAAACGAGAAGTTTACTGAGGCTACTCAAGTAATTGGTAGTGCGTTAGGTAGCATACACAATCAGAAAAGATGGGACTTGTCTCACAAGTGGGATGCACTCAAAGACCATGCACAACAATTCATCGTTGATAACTATGCACAGTTTGCTAGCACAGTAGCAGGGGATAAAAAACCAAGTGATAACTTAGAGAAGTTGCCGTCTTGCTATGCGGAGTTTAGTTCAGTTGATGCAATGCAAAATGCGTTGCAAAAAGGAAACGCTTACATTGTGTTCATAGATGGAGTAAACTATTCTATACAAAAGGGCAAAGACCCTTTAGAAATAAAAACAAGTGAAGAGTTGCCCGACTTTATGCGAAGGGCAGTAGGGCTACTTAAACTAGTTGAAGATAACCAAGTAATAGATGGTGTCGGTGCTCGTGCAAACGAAACGACTTTCTTGGTAATGCCTAACAATGTTAGCTAAGGAGTAGATATGAGATTATTTAAACGCAAACTTGACATAGTTAAAGATGTACCTAAAGAAAAGAAACAAGCTATGGCTACAGACACTAACTCTAAGTTCGTATACACAGGCGGTGCTGACGTAATGAAAACCTTTAAGCGGTATGGGTTTGTTCCACCTACTGAGTATCGTGATGATTACTTATTTAGGATTAACAGAGAAGCAACAAAGGCGGAATGATGAACGAAGTAACCCTAAAAAAAGGTAGAGGTAAGGGGGTAAAGCCTGCAATGGTTTACTTCCCCCTCAGATTACCAACAGAAGTAATGCAGTTTTTTAACGCTTACCCTAACAAGAACGCAAAGATTAGGGAAGTGCTAGCTAGTTATGTTCAACAACAAGGAGAAGCAAATGAAAGCATCAACCAAAAGCAAAAAGATTAACGCATACATGGAGAGCAACCCCGATGCAAAGGCTAGCGTAGTTGCCAAGAAGTTTGGTGTTACTGTGGCTAACATATATCAGCGTAAGTCTAAGATGAAATCGGCAGCGCCTAAAGATGATTGGAAAACCACATGGGTGGGGACAAGTAAGAAGAGCGTATCCCAGAAACCTTCAACGCTTGCACCTAACGCAGTAGCATCAATGCACCTGTATGCAGATGATGTGGTGAATAGCCCGAGCCACTATAAGGTGGGTGGTATTGAGACTATCGACTTTATCGAAGCTAAGCAGTTGGATTATCATTTAGGTAATGTAGTCAAATACATTAGTCGTGCTGACCACAAAGACGATAAGCTAGAGAACCTAAAGAAAGCACAATGGTATCTCAATCGTGTGGTTGCAAACCTAAGCAAGACCTAACAATGTTAGGGGCATTTGATTACGATAGAACCTATTAGCCTTGTAGATGCAAACGATTTTATTATCAGCTAGTTGCCCCGTGATTTCTTACGCTAGCTGAACCCAAAATCCGAGGGGGGCGGATAATCTACATATCCCCCCAACCCCTCCCAAATATATTTTAAATTCCCCTTGACAAAGTCCAACATCATGTTAGTATGGTGGCATGGCATCTACTCCCGAAAAGAAAGTTAAAGATAAAGTCGTTAAGCTAATCAAGGCTTACGGCATTTATTATTTTTTCCCTGCGACACATGGATACGGCAGAAGCGGTGTGCCTGATATCATATGCTGTGCTAAGGGTAAGTTCATTGCCATAGAATGCAAAGCAGGCAACAATAAGCCTACTGCACTACAAGAAAAAGAAATGGCAGACATCCGTAATGCGGGTGGAATTGCCTATGTAGTAAACGAGGAAAGCCTAACATTGTTAGGTGCAACCTTAAGGAGCTTACTTGACGAGGAGGATATTGATGGCAGATGTTGAAATGAATAAAGGTGTTCAGATATTACTTGAACGCATGAGCAGTAACCCTGATGAGTTTGTCCCTACCCTGCGAGATGGGTATCCTGCAAAATGGCGAGACATTCTTTACGCTATTGACATGCGAACTAATGGGGGTAAGGACTGCAAAGATCAGTTGCCGTTCCTAAACGACAAAGAAATCAAAGCCCTATGGGACAAGATGCAGAGTCTACAAGGCGAGCTATTTACTAAACGAGTTATGAATACTTTGCTAAGAGAGTCCCATGAATTTCGGCTCTCAGATGTACCTACTACCCTACCCTCTTCTCTTACTGCTACTGAGTTGATGGCAACACTTAACAATCTTTCCCCTAGACAACAAGAAGAACTATCATCTCTTTCTCGGCAAGTCACAGGCGGTAGCCCAAGGACTAAACTTTGAAAATCTTTTGTTTGGACTTTGAGACTTACTACTCTCAGACCTACTCACTTAGCAAAATG